TCCGTGTTCTGCTCTCCCTGACCTCATTTATTTGTTTATAATTAGGCACTTACGCCGAAAGGCCCCGACTAGGGGGCCTCACACTTTTGCATCTAATCCGCACATTTTCATCACAAGGTCATAATTTTCCACCTGTTTTGAATTGAATATATTGGGTTACGCTGTCTTCATCATCAAATTCCATAAACATTCTGTCCCCGACTGACGCCACTCTACGGGCAAATTCTGTCCAATCTTCGTCTGCTTCCCAATAGAATGTCGCGAGTGCTAGAACTCTATGTGGTTTTTGGTCACGAATGTGGTCGGTTAGATCGAACGTGTCTCCCCGTTCTGTTGTGATTATTTCGATTTGAGCGGTTGCTCTGTCCATCATTGATGTAATGCCCATCTGTCGTTCTCCTATAAACATAACGTAGGATCATCTTGCCACAAGTATGGGATAAAGTAAAGCCCCCTAAATCGAGACTTTCCAGCACCGTTCTCCGTGAAGCCAGATGAACATTAGCAGTCCCTTGCGTCGCAATGTTTTCAAATATCCGCGGACGGCGCACAATTTCATACGGGATTTTCTGGCTATTTCGTGTTCCGTGAACCACCGTCCGTTACTTAGGACTCTGAGTATTGGTTTAAATCCAATGTCCATATGTTCGTAACTCCCTGACGTATCTATCCAGTTCATCTGCGGCGGCGAAGTAGTTCTGCGAGGCGTTGGGTGAGGAGTCTCGTTTGAACCGATCTTCTTGGCATCTATCGACACGTTGGCGCAGGAATTTAAGTTCTGACTCTTGTGCGGGACTAAGGTCTTTATGGATTCTGTCCAAGTCAGCTTTTTGCATTGACTATTCTTTCTAGGAAATTGTTTGCATCTGTGATGGCTTCACATTTCTTTTCGATTTGCGGGTAAGCTTGTTCGCCCAGCGACACGGTGGTTGCCAGCATTATGGAGGACCAATTGTCGGTCATATCGTAGGCAAGGATGATGTGAGGCAGGATGGTTGATATGTCTGCGGGTGAGCATCGTTTTGGCAGGGCTTTAAGCAGATTATCTAGTACGGTTTGCAGTTCATCTTGTGTCATGGTTGTTCTCCTGTATGGTTGGTTTGTGGGTCAGCCAACGTTAACCAAGATTGGTTTTCGCGTTGCCGAATGCGCTAGTTCACTGCTGACCCACTTTATTCGTCATCCCCTGCGAAGGTTATTTGATAACGACGCGCTTTACGCCGAGTTTGTGCCCGAGACAGGCCCAAGGTCCGCGCTGCGTGTTCTTGGGTTAGTCCTTGCTGGGATAAGTGTAGTAACTCTTGCGCGCCTTTGGAACGTTTTATATCGCTAAGTCGGGGTCTTCCGCCGTTTTGGTTGGGTATTTTCACACCAAAGTTTGATGACCGTCCATTATTATTTCGGATCATTTCCGCGTTTTCAATTTTTGCTGTTGCTTTCATTTGTTCTAGTGGTGTCACGTAACTCTCCCAAGTAATTTTCTAACAAACGTTTTAGTGCCAACGGCGACTTTGCTTTTACTAAATTCCGCAACCGTAGATTTTCATCGCAAACCCGTTGGTATTCTTCACGGTTAATCATGTTTATTTCCCCCCATTTAGTCATCGTTATCTACCTTGCCCGTACCGTTACAATATTCGCACGGGACGGTTTTGGTATCAATATATCCATATGGGTTAGTGGTTGATTGGCGAACAGGAACGTCTATTTCTTGTTCGCCAGTGCTGTTGCATTCGGGGCAATCAGCCATAGTGGCCCGCGGCCCACGCTAGGAGTGCTACGACGGCTATTACAGCGCCGTACACGGCTGTTTTTGGTATCTGTATTTCGAAGTAGTTCTTTGGCGGCGTTGGTGTTGGCGTCAGACTAAGGGCTAGTTTCTTTGGGCTCAACGGTTCTACTTTTTTGCGGGGCTGGGGCGGTTCTTCATCGCGGATGCTAGTAACTTTTAGTTTGGGCAGAACTGGGTCAAAGTCATATTCTGTACCAAACAGTGCGTTAAGCCCGGGCTCTAGTTCTTTGGCGAGGGTTTCGCGAGAGGTTGTTTTTGGCCGCGCTGCGCGTGTGATGTTACCGCGTTTAATTTGTACGGCTTTTGTTGAACGGCCCAGCTTCTCGCCTATGTCGTGGTCAGAAACGCCTTGATTGTGTAAGTCCAAGACGGTTTGTATGTCCTTGCCGGACCAACCCATTTTTTCGTTGGAAAGTTTTTTCATGTTTGATTCTCCATTGTTGTGAATGTTGTAGCGTCTTTGCCGGACTGATTTAACAGACCGCTGAAGGTGTTCTGCAATGTCGTGGTCAGAAAACCCGTCTTGCCTAAGAGTTATAAGTTGGACGGTTTCTTCCACCGTCCACGTTCGTTGCGCCCGTCTTTCGGGGCCTTTTACTGAAAGGGGTATCAATTCTTGTTCTCCTTCTGCTCCGTATGTACGGGAGTATATAAGAACATATGGGATGTAGTCAATAAAAAACCCCAGATCGGCTGTAACGATCTGAGGTTCATGTTTATTTGGAGAACAAACATATCATCAAGGATGATTAGGTATGGTTATCCCATATAGTCGCTTACGTCAAGCGTTCTCGGCAGCTTTCTTCAGCTTTGTCTTGGTTGATTTTAGATTGGCATAGTGATCGTACATGCTTCTCAGTTGTCCACTGATTGTGCGGCCTTCAACAGCCGACAACTTCTTTAGTTCTGTGTAAACTTCGATGGGGACGAGTACACTTTTCCATCTGGTAGTATCCATGACATGCGCCTTTGTAAGATTTTCTGGGATTATATAAGAGTTCCAGCGGGGGCGCAATAAAAAACCCCCCACGTCGCAGTGCGAATCCTAGCCAGTGGGGGGCAGTTACAGAAAGAGGTGTCATCAACATGCCTCGCCCCAGCTTGGTCCAATTTCAACGTCGCAAAGGCTTGGTACGTGTAATGGTACAGCATTCTCCATAATACGCGCAACTGTTTTTGCCTCTTCCAGCGATTTAACTGACATGGCTAATTCATCGTGGATTTGCAGCATGGGCAAATAGCCCGCCTTGTATAAATCAACCATAGCTTTCTTTGTCATGTCCGCGGCGGACGCTTGGATAAGTCTGTTCAGTGCCTTGTAAGTGTAGGCTCTGGTTAGCCGTGTGTACGGACCGTATTCCTCGCGGGCCTCTGTGTATGACAGGGCTTGGTGCATTCCAAACTTATCGGGCTCCCACAGTTCAAAACGGCTTTTGCGGCCCAGCAACGAGCTAATGATGCCTCTGCTTCCGTCTTTGTTCAGATGGTCCTGTACGCCCTTCATCAAACCTTTCACAAACGGCACCCGCTCATGGTATTGTTGAATTAACGCTTTGGCATCTTCCGCAGGTAAGTCTAGTTCAATCGCCAGCTTTGCCACGCCCATGCCGTACATAATGCCGAGGTTCACGGTCTTCGCTTGTTTGCGCGGGATGCCCGCCATTTCTGCCACCATCGAATGGAAGTCGGTCCGCGGATCGTGGTTATAGCTATCTACAAATTCTTGAACACCGCCTAGTTGTAATCCGCGGGTTTCGCTATAGCGGCTGGCATAGTGAACCAAGATGCGCGGTTCTTGTTGCGAGTAGTCGATAGCCGCCCATTGTTCGCCTTCTTCTGGTAGAAACAACGACCGGATCATTGGGCCAATCTCTGGGTCGCGGGCGGGGATTTGTTGTAGGTTGGGGTTGTTCATGGAGAAGCGGCCAGAAACCGTACCGCCATCATCGGAGCGGATTTGATTTATGTGGCTATGGATGCGTCCGTCGGAATTACAGAACGTCAGGATGTTGTTAATAAACGTGCCGGAGGTTTTGTTTAGGTTGCGGGCTTCTACAATAAGTTTAGGTAACTTATCGGGATGGTCTGACAGAAACTGTTTGCGGAACGACGGTGCGCCTTTTTCTGTGGTTGGATAGCTTATGTTTAGTTTATCAAAGGCTTTGGCTATTGATGCCGCCGCCCAGATTTCCACGTCACAGCCTGCTATCCGCTTGATTTCTTTTACGACGGCTTTCTCTCGCTTGAGGATCGCGTTCCGCGTTATTTCGGCCTTGTCCATATCTACGCGAATACCGCGCCATGTCATGTCTATAAGGCAGGGCAGTAGGTCCAATTCAAGATCACAAACCTGCTGTAGGTTTTCCTGTTCGATTTTAACTTTAAGGAAGTTCCAAAGCTTGAGTGTGATTTCGGCATCGTTCTGCGCGTATGGCCCGACAAACATTGCGGGCATTTTCCACATCTCGGCCTTGGCGTCGATACCAAAGTCAGCGGCGGCTTGGTGCAGTAGTTTTTCTGACTTGGCTATGCCTAACAGTTCGTAGCACAGTGCGTTAAGACCGTAGCTTCGCCTGTTTTCGTCCAACAGGCTTGCCGCTACCATTGTGTCAATGATACGGCCCTTCATGTCGAAGCCCATGCGTTTAATCCAGCCAACGTCGTACTGAGCGTTGTGCATGATTTTATCAGCGGGGCAATCAAACACCTTTTTAAGCCATCTGTTGACTACTTTTTCGTCTAGGTTTCCGCCGCCTTGGTGTCTGATAGGAATGTATCCGGCCCAATCGGCTGTCGCCACAGCGTAGCCCACGACTTCTCCGTCACCTCGTGCCCATCCGGGGCCCATCTTCTTTAGGTTCGGGTCCCGCGTTTCGACATCGATGGCTATAGTTTTGGCTTGTGTGAGGTCTGGTAGTTCTGCGGGCGGAACCCATTCTGATGTAACGGTGGCACTGCCTAATTCTATTTGCATTTTTTAATCTCAGCTACCTTTTGTTCTAAGTATGTAGTCTTTTCTGAGAAGGAGCCGCCAATGGCAACATACCCACATTTATCAATCCATGAATCCTCATGGTCCATTGTGTTTAAAAGACGCGCTGTCTTGAGCCAATCCATCATTAGGGCAACGTGCTGCGGTGTAAGGCTACCGTGGGTTTCGACGGCCTTCTCTACAATGATGTTCCAGCCCTCTGCAATTCGGCTGAAGTTTTCAAGCGCGTCACCGTAATCCTCGGCACGGGGGCCTGATATTAACTCTGCACTTTTTTTTAAGATATCTTCACGTTTCATATTGACTTTTCTCCCTCTTTTCTTGCAGCTACGGCGTCTTTAAGATCATAAAACGTTCCAAGGTTTGTTTTTTTACCGTTTAAGTTAATCGATGCCCGCCACTTATTCTGTCCTTTTAAAAAGCTGACGCCCTTCACACCCGACGTGTTGGCTTTGCTTAATGCAGTATTAGCAGACTGTTGTTTTGCGGTGACCTCCCGCAAGTTTACTATCCGGTTATCGCACCCATCTCTGTTAATATGGTCGATAGAGTTAGGCCAAGCAGGGTAATGGCCTTGATACAGAAAAAAGGCCACACGATGCGCAAGTAACTTCTTGTCACGCCCTTTGTACGAAATGCTTCCGGTTAAATAGTAACAGGTTGATCTTGCCGTTTTCTCTCTCCGATTAAGCGACAACCGACCACTTCGATCTTTATTGTATTTTGCCGCAGCACCCGCGGCGCTGACAAACGAGCTTCCTGTTCCCGTAGAATAAAAGTCACCTTCCAAACGATCATTAGCGTAAATCAATCCCGTCTCGGGTTCATAACGGAACAGACGCCGCATTAATTCTAAATTTTCCCACCAATTCATTCGTACATTCTCCCATCGGGGGAAACTTCCCCAGAATCCTCGGGGTCTTTGGCTAGTAGAACGTAGACCACGCTATTACAGTTTGGGCAGGACAGGTTGGTTTCCATAACAAAATCCTCGCTATCCTCTACGTCGTGATCTCCGCCCCAAATTAGTTCTGTTTTACAATGCCAACAGTTCAT